AATTAATTTTTCTTGGAAATGATATGGTTTGAAAGTTTGTAATCCGTGATCTAGAGTAACAATTTTTACATAATGGTTTGCAAAGTATACAGGATCATCCTGACATTTAATAAACTCCTCAATCTGCTCTTGTGTAAACTCAATTGGAGTATTGGCCTTCTTCAGTAACGGATTACCAAGATATACATCACTCATAAAAATTACCTACTAATTTCTTCCCAATCCAATGAAGCAAAAACATCAGCACCAGCAGTATCAGATGCACATACTAGTGTTAGTTCATAAGGAGTGCCAGTTAATCCATTTCTTTCCAACTGAAACTTAAATAATGCTTCTTTCAGAATATCCACATTTGCAGAAGATTGATTTGCCGATGAGAAAAAACCAGATGCTAATATTCTTCCACCACTTACAGTCCCTCCATCAATCTTATATTCCACAGCACTATCAGCACCGGCACTAGTCCAAGTTCCTCCACTAGTAGTTGCTGATGCTCTCATCTGCCAATTATATTGTGGACCATTTCCTGTTCCCATTAATGATAATGCAGTCAGAATTACAATCGCATCCAATCTATTTGGAGAAGATTTGAGACGGATGGATATAACTGGATAATAAGTTCCAGCAGGAGTTGGTAAATCTACTGGTGCTGTGATTGATGTTTGAACTGCCTGCTGTAATCCACGCAATTCATAACCACCTTCAGAAATTACGGAAGAGCAGACTTGTTTCATAGTGCTGCTGCTTGTAGTAATTCCACTATTAAAAATTTCATATCTTAAAGGAAGTGATGCTGTTGTAATATAGGTTGATTGAATTAAGTTTGAATGGTGGAATGAGTGTGCGTGAATAAATTTCCCATCAATCACAAATCCCATTCTGACTGTTCCAAGACCCAACCACTCAATATCCATCCAAAGAATTTGTGCTTTGGTAATATCTAATGTAATACCAGAAACTCCAGTACCATCTAATTTATCAATGTTCCAGTCATCCTGTGCTACCGCAGTTTGAGTTCCAGTGGATAAACTTCTCTCTACAAAATAAGGTGTTGTATCATTAATCTCAAAATACATTCCATTATCGGCACCAAAATATCCAACTCTTTGTGTCAGATTTGTTTTTGGTGTGGCAGGAACAAAAGTATTCAACACAAGCAAAGATTTTCCTGGTTGGTATGAAAATGTCTTTGTAGTTTCTCTAATTACAGAACAACCAGCAGTAGTTCCAATTCCAATATTGACTAATCCTTGAGTGGTTACAAATCCAACTGTAGAACCAGTTCCTACAATTAAACTCTCCCAAAGATTATTATCTCTATATCTGTGAGAACTATCAAATAGAGTAAGTGGATTTGATACTCTCGTTCTTCCAAAAGCATCTGGATTTACACTTACGGGAAATCTATTGATATTGTCAACAATTTTTCCATCTCTTGTTGCAGCGCCAAAAATCTCAAAAAGACTTCTCTCTTGATTAAGATAATCTTGAGTTTGTATATTCCACTGAGCCATTAATCATTCACCCCAAGTTAATCTTTCTGGTTGATATCTTTGTACGTTTTTAATTCTTGATGATTGTTGAGATGCTGGATAGATGTTATGGACAATCGCTCCAGGATATTCTCCTTGAAGATGCTCTGCAAGTTCATTTTTATTCATCATTGCACCTTCTATTTCCATTCTGTATATTTTTCCTTCCCAAACCACATCAGCAACAAAAGATTCTTTAGTTACTTCTGGTTCTGAACTATTAATGTAAAGATTTCCGTTGAAATCTCCGGAGATATTTACTGACTCTGATAGAAATTGTTTAAAACTTTTCATTAGCAGTTCCAAGCTCTGAGTGACTTATTGATTCTGCTATCAGGATCGTTAGCAGTTTTGGTAGAAGTTAGTTTTTTCTTCATACCTTTCATTCTTGCGCAGAATGAAGCGCGACGAGGATTGCCGACTTTCTTAGAAGGTGCTTTTAAATCTGAACCTGGATTTTCTTCTTCATATGATTTGCGACCTTTTTCGTTTAGACCACCTTCTTGGTTCTGTCCTTCTTTTTTAGTCCATGCCGCACCTTCGATTTGAAGAAACTGCTCTCCGGGTTTGATATCGGAAACATAATATGACTGAACTCTAGAACCTGGATAAACCTTATCAATTTGATCCTGAACTTCCATTCTACTTGGTTTGGTAGTTTGTGGAAAGAACATTTTCATAGCAAAATATTTTCCTCTCCAAGTCAGAGTGACCAGAATAATATTTCCAGTTTTTGCTGGAATTCTTACTGATTCTGACATTGGTTTTACATAATTTTTATCAGATCCTAGTTTTGCAGAATTTCCTCCCATTGGTCTCTTTGGGGAACATTCACAAGGAGACTTTCCACACACTTCACAAACTTTATCACTTTCTTCGGAAACTAGTAGATTTACTTCTTCAGGAACACAATTTGGAACTTTTTTACCATTTTTCTTTTTCATTCCAATTTGCTTATAACCAGTCCAGCAGGGACCTTTTTTTGCTTCTGAAACTCCACCAATAGTTACTGCATCCCACATAGAAGGTCCATAAGAACATTCCATTCTTCTCTCGCTTTTTTTGCACATTGGGCAGTATCTTTTCTCATCAGATTGTTCATCAATTATATTAGAAACAATCTTTTCTTCGTAAGCAATACCTCTCTTAGTATGCTTCAATTCTCCCTTTTGTTTTGCGATTAATTTTTTGGATGTAGTCGCAAAATTTGCATTTGGATTTTCATCTGGAACTAATTTAGGTTTCTTATCATATTCATCAACATCACCATCATTATCCCAATCAACATACTGAGTAGTTGCATGATAAACAGACTGTTTTAAATCCAAGTTTGGATCTAACTGATGCTGTTTACCTTTTAGGTGTGGTGTTTTGTGTGAGAATTTTTGGTTTTTCATTCAACTGATTTTGATTTAGTTTCTTCGCCTTTTGCCCTTTTTCTTCTCGCTGCACAATGAGCACGTTGAGAAAAACCTTTTGGATTTGAGCAATCAATATTCTTTTTATATTTATTACTCCACTCTTCTCTAAACTGTCTAAACGTTTTCTTCATTAGACTGCTTTTTTAGAAGTTTTGCTAATTCTGCTGTTGAACCAACAAATAGTGCATTTGTAACATTTGTCGGACCCTTTGGAGTCTTTCCTTCTTCTACTTCTTTCAATTTCTTTTGCAAATCCATTAATTTGTCTGTTGCATCGGCAACATTTTTTATAAGTTGACCTGCAACTTCATATGCTCTTGGCATTTCACTTTCTTGCGCAAGTTCTAAGATTCCATTAATGGCCTCTTGACCTTTTTCTATTAATGAATATAAATTTCCTCTTGTGTATTCATAATCTTTTTCAATATCTTTCATTGCAGGTGATGTTTGATCTTTAATTTCAGAATTTGTTTCGTGCGCAACTATTTCTGGTTTTATTACTTCATCTGAAACATTAAACTCTTCATTTAGTTTTTTATATTTTTTAGTCATTCTCATGAAAACCCACCACTAAATCCAAAATCATCACCAACTTCTATTATATTGTTATCCTGTTCTGTTATTCCAAGAACTGAAGAACCAGAAACATGTGAAGATACCACAGTTCCATTCGAACCTCTTGTTACGGATAATTTATTATCCGTCTTCGATTTTATGTATATCGTTTCTTCATCAATTGTAATATATGTATTTGGTAAAATTGACGAAGCATCTTCAACGGTTATATATGAATCGGTTTTTTCTACATCGGAAGATAATGTAGTTATACTTATTCCAGTATAATTTTTAGTTGCAGTAGGTTCTACAGAGTATTGAAGATCTCTTCCTCCAGATTTTGCATCCACTCCAGATGAAGATGCTGATATATAACCAATAGAAACTTTTTTGATGATATCTTGAGATGCAGAAGAAACAGGGCCAAATAGATATATTTTTGCAGTAAATCTTAATGTGTATATTAATGCTCTTCTAGTTGTAAAATCGCCCTCGTAATCATCATTCATTGTAATACTTCCCAATACAATAGGAATATCACGCTTTTCTCCAATTTCTTCAACCAAATTTACGGATAAATTGTACGAAGGTTGAAAATAAGGAAGTATTTGTTCAATAATTTGCAGCATATCATCATTTAACTTAGTCATTATGCTTAATTCAAATTCCATATTATATGGAACTGGCATATAAGCCTTTTTTTCTTGACTTTTATTTGATGAAGAAGATGATATGAATGTTTGAGTTGAAGTTACTTTTCTTTGCGGATCATAATTTAATCCAATAAATTCAAATGACATCCTTGGAAGAGTCATTTGAACGGGTTTATTCAAATCGGGAGACTGTTCCAGTCTTGCTAAAAATTTCTGTGTAGGTCCGTATGCAAGAGGAACTTTTAGTTCACTTACTGTATCTCCGGAGTTATTTTTGTGCTTTATTGAAATATTGTTAAAAAGAGTACCAAAGGATACTACAGTCTTTCTTAGTATTTCGTGATAAAAATATTCAAACATTTTGAAGAGAATTAATTATTCTTATATATTAGATATTTATGATCACGGAGTTCCAAAAGGATTTCCTTCACTAAAATCTAAAATTGAATCTGCTTCATACTCAATAGTATCATTTTCTGCGTATGTGTCTGTAGTATTAAATTCATCTATTAATCTCAAACTTCTAATTGCTCCACTTTCTGAACCAACTATATCTTCACCTATACTAAAACTTCCAGTGAGATTAGACACTTTTAATTCATTTGTAACAGCATTCCAAGAATTTACTTTGCCAGTAGACCCACTGATTGATCCGGTAACAACTTCATTGAATATAAATGTCCCAATTCCGGAAGAGGGTGGAGGACCTATTATTATTGATGGAGTTGATATATATCCTTTTCCGGTATCATTTATTCTAATAGACGTTACTGTTCCAGCATTATTAATATATGCAATTGCAGAAGCAGGTCTTCCATCTTCAGATAGAAGTCCTTCTATAAGAACAGGAGGAGGTTCCGCGTAACCAGAACCTCCATTAGTTATAGTTATAATACCAACGACACCATCTGCAATTTCTGCAGTTGCTGTTGCACCATTACCACCGCCTCCAACAATAGAAACATAAGGTGCCACTGTATAACCATATCCAGAATTAGTTATTTGAACTCCCTGAACTTTATCAGATAAAAGTCCTTCACAATCCACAATTCCTGATATCATTGTGGCAATACCAGTTGCTGTTAGTCCACCAGCAGGAGGAGAAGATATTGCTACTCTAGGAACTGTAGTATATCCACTTCCTCTATTTGTCACAGTAATCGTTCGGACACCACCATTAAATATTTGGGCAGATGCTGTAGCAGTAATTGCATCGCCAACCCCAGTCCCAGTTAATGTAAATGTTTGTATGTAACCAGAATCTATTATATTATCATCGATATCATCGATAGTTGTATCAATTATCTCATCCTCATACCTGAATAACTCACATGTCAATTGATATACATAATTTTTTTGTAGTTGATAAAAAGGTTTTTCATGTTCTACATACTTAATTTCAAATAATCTATCACCTAAAGGGAAATAAATTAAATCTCCTTCTTTTGGTCTAGTTGGCAATTCTATATTGGGAATATTTTGGATAAGAGGTGTAATATATGTTTCAAACCTTTCTTTGGATATTGTGATAGTTAAATCGTCTAATTCTTGAATACCAAACTTTGACATTAAAGTTCCAAGACCACTATACCCATCATAAGTGTCAACATATGCTTCAATTGGAAAAGCATTTTCAAATTTAGATTCTATTACTTCTTTTAATATTGTTTTGGAAGTTATATATTTTCTTGGTAAA